CAAAAACCGCAGAATAGTTTGGATGAAGACTCGAACGACGAGGACAAGAGTAACTCTAAAAGCGAAATACAAACGAGCAAGGCGCGCCAACGCGCGCGTGATGCGATAGAAGCGGTATTAGGACCGCAGCCCTCGTCCGAGCTACCGGCAAGCGCTCAAAATCCTACATTTAGAGGCGTGTCGGGCGGCCGAGTCACCACACCAAACACGTGGACAGAAGTTCCTAATGGTTTTCAAGGCCCGGCGGTGGGCGAGGGCTACTCCGTCGCGGCCATCAAGGAGAGCATAAAAAACCCCAATTTGGAAAATAAAGTGCAAGTCGTCGGGACGTCGTGTCCAGCCTTTGCGGGGTGGGTCTTGCGCAATGTAGCATTTAGCACCGCCAATCCATGGCAGAGCCAGAACTTAACAGTTGATTTAGAGAATTCGCCTGATTTCCCGTACCCGGCAAGTGGTGTTGGAGCTGCACGATACAGGGTCGGCGCAGGGGCCTTCGCGGCGATGGGGCTTTTTGCCGCCAATATTGGAGCTTGGAGAGATGCGCGACCGAGCGGCTCGAACGACGCTGCCGTAAAAAAAATGGAACCTAAATATGGAGACATATATTGTATCGCGCTCGGCAGCGGCGGCATGAGTCACATCGGCGTCATCATCGAATGGAACCTTGCAAGAGGCTTTTGTATAACTGCCGACTCGGGGCTATCTAATACTCCTACCATCGCCAAACAAAATCTGGATATAAGCCAAGCTTTTGAAGGAATGGCTTATACGAAACGAACACTAGCATACGTCGACCGCACGGGATATACTCTTAGGGGAGAGGGTAGCCAGGCGAGCGGCGCTGACCAAAGACCAGTTATTGGTTGGATAGATTTAGATTTATTGATAGAGAAATTAAAATCCAAATTCGGTGGTAGCTACACTCCTCCATTTTGATATTTAAATATTATAATTTGTCTCAATAAGGCAGAATGACGATACATAAAATTGTATATGGCTACTACGATAAATTTTAAAAGTGTCGGTAACGTCGGACGGCAGTACGTATCTGACATTCAATTTCCTACAATAACTCCCATTGGTATTAAGACTCCGCTCAGGCTGGGGAAAAAACATGGGATATTTGACATGCACACAAATCTTGCTGATACAGTTCATGACAACTTAAGAAATTTAATTCTTACCAATTATGGTGAGAGGTTGGGATTATATTTTTTTGGAGCGAATTTGAGGCCTTTAACGACGGAATTTTCAGTTCAAAATAATTTTGATTCAGAAGCAGTGATTAGAATAAAGACCGCCGTTAGTAACTGGATGCCGTTCGTCAATTTAATTGATTATACTTCAGAAGTAGAAAAGTTTACGACGGGTTCGTCAGTCGCCTTAATAAAGTTGACAATAACGTATGCAGTCCCATCGTTAGGGGTTAACGACAAACAATTAATTATAAATTTACATGTATTATAATGATGGCGTAGGGTAAAATGACGATAAAAACGAATAAAGAACTTAGACAAAGAAAATATCTGGCTAGAGATTTTGATTCATTAAGATCTACTCTCTTAGACTACGCCAGACAATATTATCCAGATAGAATAGAAGATTTTTCAGAAGCTTCCGTCGGTGGGCTTTTCATGGATATGGCTGCTTATATTGGTGATAATTTATCATTTTATTTAGATCACTTATATGGTGAATTAAACCCAGAAACAGCTGTCGAAAATGCATCGATTGAACGAGCGTTAAGAAACGCAGGTGTTCCTATTACGGGTGCTGCTCCGTCCACAGTCGAAGCGACGATTTATATCGAAGTTCCCGTTGCGGTGCTCGGTGACGACGAGCCCGATCTAACTCTGTTGCCGACTATTCAAGAAGGCACAGTTTTTATTAGTGATAGTGGAATACCGTTTACGTTGATAGAAAATATCGAATTTTCTATAGACCCTGCTGATGATGGAATATATATTTTAAATCCGGATGCCGAAAAAAAAATTGGTAGACAAAAACCTGATGGTACTATAACGAGTTACTTTCTATCGTTGAATGGACTTTGTATTTCTGGTAGAGAAACTAGAGAAATTACGACTTTTGATTCGTTCGTTCCTTTTAGGAGATTTTCTTTAAGTCAGACAAACGTAAACGAAATAGTAACAGTTTATGACGATCTTGGAAATACCTATTACGAAGTAGGATCGTTGACGCATGATGTTGTTTATAGAAACGTTCTAAATACTACGGACGACAGTGATCAGGTAAAAGATGGTTTAAGAATTATTCCTGCGCCTTATAGATTCATAAAATTGACAGATCTTGCGACCCGAAAAACTACTTTAATTTTTGGAGGAGGATCTGCTGCGGCTTTAGAAGACGATATAATACCAGATCCATCAGAATTTGCCATACGCATGCCTTATTCGAAATACATCGGTAGAACCATGCTAAATCCGCAAAAATTACTGACAACTACTACCCTAGGAGCTGCCGGTGAGAATACTAACGTAACGATAGTTTATCGCCATGGTGGCGGACTAAGTCACAATATAGCCCCGAATTCTTTAGTGTCTATTTCTCTATTGAACATAATGTTTCCTTTAAATCCGCCAAATAATCAGGCGAATAAAGTAAGAAATAGTATAGAAGTTTCTAATATATTTTCTGCTACTGGTGGCGAAGACTCATTAACAGCGAGAGAATTGTCCACATTAATACCTGCGATAAAAAACTCGCAAGAAAGAATAGTGAGTAAAGAAGACTTATTGGCAAGAGTTTATACGATGCCTTCAAACTTAGGTAGAGTTTTTAGGGCAGCTATAGCGGCCAATTCCACTAATCCGTTATCTACTCAACTTTTTATTATATCAAGAAACAGCGATCAGAGGTTGATTACTTGTCCAGATACGCTAAAAATAAATCTAAGAAAATATTTAAATTCTTATAGAATGATATCAGATGCGATAGACATTCTCGATGCGAGGGTGATTAATCTACGATTAAAATTTACCGTAATTATTGACCCAACGCTAAATAGGACATCTATCTTGGCTACAATCTTAAATAAACTTCAAAATAAATTTGAAGTAAGAAAAATGTACATAGATCAACCGATAATAATATCCGAAGTAGTTAATTTGATCTATACCGTACAAGGAGTGATTGCAGTAGATTCAATTGATTTTAGTAATATTTCTGGTATTGTAAATAACTTATCGTATAGCGATATTACTTATGACGTAAAGAATAACACAAAACGCCAAATGATAATTCCTCCGTCGGGTGGTATTTTTGAAATACGCTATCCAGTAGATGATATTATCGCAAAGGTGGTATCATAATGTTTCGTATATTAAAAGCTAAAAAAGACACATATATCACGAACAAATACGTTGATAATATTAAGGTTAAGAGTGGAAATGTTGGCACGGCTGGTACCTTAGATTTATTCAAGCTTTATGGTATTACTGTAATCGATAGTGTAGCTCAACTTGAGTTGTCAAGACTATTAATACATTTTGACTTAGCACCTTTAAGAAAGTTAGTAGATGACGGAAAAATAGACACGACGCATTCAAGTTTTAATTGTCAGCTTAGTCTTTTTGATGTATATGGTGGCCAAACAACGCCAAATAACTTTACTGTGGATGTCTTTCCCTTGTCGGCTTCTTTTGATGAAGGCTTAGGAAAAGATACGACATATTATGTTGATAGAGATAGAGCAAATTTTCTTTCAGCCTCGCGGGAGGCTCGATGGTTAGGAGAAGGCGCATCTCTCGCGTGTTTTTCGACTGGTTCAGGAGATTACATCACTAGTTCTGTTACAATAAATAATACTAAGGTTTCTCAAACTTTTGTGTCTGGTGAAGAGGATCTTCTAATAGATGTAACAAAAATAGTTTCGGCAACGCTAAAAGGCGATTTGCCTGATTCTGGATTTAGGATAGCTTTTAGTGATGCCATCGAGTCAGATACTCATACATATTTTGTAAAAAGATTCGCGTCACGACATGCTTTTGACGAAACTCGCCACCCGCGAATTTTAGTAAAATTCGACGACTCGATATCTGATGATACGTCTAATCTTTTTCTAGACTCTCCCGTTTCGTCCAGTTTATTTTTATACAATTATGTTCACGGGCAACTAACAAATTTAACGTCCGCCAGTTTAAATTTAACTGGATCAAACTGCATATTATTACAATTAAAAACCGAAGCATCTGGCGTTGGTACTTATTCTTTATTCTTTACTGGTTCGCAACATGGATTTGGATCGAATAAAATGATAGGCGTTTATTCTGCTTCAATTTCGTTACCATTTACAGATAGTAACATTAAGGCGAGTTTCGAGCAAAGCGGGTCTGTTAAATTTACGCCTATTTGGAGTTCGATAGATAAAAAAATTGCTTATTTTACGGGTTCTACCATTACAGCATATGCGCCAGTTAGAGTTAATGAAAGACTTAATCCTAGGAAATATGCGATTAATGTTTTAGGAATAAATAATGAATACGCAGAAAACGAAGAAGTTACAGTCAGAGTCAATGTGTTTGACGAAAATAATCCAATAATAGTTGCGAAAAGATTACCCGTTTTAATGCCAGGCGTCGTTCTTAGAAATTCTTATTACGCTATCAGAAATTCAGTAACCAATGAATATGTCGTTCCCTTTGACTCGACGACTAACTCTACTAGACTTAGTAGCGATTCTAGCGGTATGTATTTTAATTTTAACACCTCGACGCTAGCCCCTCTCAGAACATACGTGGTCGATATAATGATAATCGTAGACGGTCAACAACAAAAATATTTAAACGCGTCTTCTCCGTTTAAGGTTATTAAACTTTAATCATGATAAAAAATAAAAATAGCATATCACCTTCTTTTATTAAATCCGCGTTAAGTGAAACGCGACCTGTTGAATTAACATTTAGAGATTTAATAGAAACTAATATTCAAAGTACGTCTTCGTTTTATTATGATCCATTAAATTATCCATTAAAAAATACGCAACAGTTAAATATAGATTGGTCAAAGTTTGAAGAACATACTTTTTTTCAATCTGCAGAAGTAAAAACGAATATAGCGTTTGATCAAATAATAAATGGTTATCCTTTTGATGGTACTAAAATTGAAGTTGAAAGATTTTTTGAACGATTAACAGGATTTGAGCGTTGGGTTTTTGACCAATTCCCTAAGTTTGCAGGCCAATTACATTTTTCGGGTACTCAAGTTGGTGAAGATCCAGCTCACGGTTTTTCTGCGAATTTAGGTGTTAGAATTGAGGTGAGAGATTCTGAGGGAGGTTTATTTCCTCAACTTTCCAAAAAAAAATCAGGAGACGCTATATTAAATCCTCCTCGCAATAAATCTTTTACTGTAGAAACGCACATATTCGTACCTAATCAAAATAATAATAGTCAGGTAGTTTTTCAAAAATTATCGTCCGATAAGTCTCAAGGATTTACTTTTTATCTTCAACCATCATCAAATTCATTCGCGACGGGCACGTTTAGCATAATCTCAGGTAGCGTTGAAAATTTCGTTGATTGCATTTTTCCAAAAGGAAAATTTAATCACATTTGTGTTTCTCTTAACAGAGAAACAGGAGATAATTATTTACAATCATTCGTTTCATCTAAATTACAACAAGTAAGTAAGAAACAAAAAGCATTCGGTTTTTTAAACGATAATTTATCAACGTTTAACATTGGTTCTGGTTCTTCTTTTTATTGTAATAATTCTTACATAACTCCGACACAAACGTTTAGTGGTTCTCTAGACGAATTTAGAGTATTTCATTCGCATAGAACGATAAAACAGCAAAAAGCATACGAGTCTAAGGGCATCTATTCTATAGAACCTTTAAAACTATATCTTAGATTTAATGAACCGTCTTCTTCGCTGTCTTCAAATCCAAACGACTCTGTTAATTCGATAGTACTTGATAGTTCGGGTAATTCCCTACACGGATTAATTTATAATTTTGAAACCACATTAAGACAGTCAGCGCTCGAGGACGATTATAGTCTTATGAAGGATGAAAGACCCGAATTTAAGACAATATTATTTCCCTATAATCCCGCTGTAATAAACTTTAATACAAAACTATTAGCATCAGCTAGCATATACGATAATATTAATCCTAATTTAATTACGAAACTCATACCAAGACATTACTTGCGACAAGGCGCTGATTACGAATCTATAGATAAAGTTGAGATCGAAGGAACCATTGGAAATTCATACACTGGTGAAGGCATACCAGGTCAAGGAAAATTAGGTTCAACACAAGTAATATTAACATTCCTCTTTATATGGGCAAAATTTTTTGACGATATAAAAATGTTCGTCGATTCGTTCGGTACGTTACACACGATAGATTACGAAACGTACAATACAGTGCCTGATAACTTTTTAACAGATATGGCTAATTCTTACGGTATATATTTACCGACATTTTTTAATGATTCTAGTATATTACAATACGTTGATGGCGAAGACATCGTAGGACAAGAACTTTCGACTTATAGTCTTAAACAAATACAATCTAATATATTGCGACGCATCCTTGTCAATATGCCCGCTGTGTTACGTTCTAAGGGTACGCAACAGAGTATTAAATCTTATTTACGATCGATCGGTATAGATCCCGATAATACCCTAAGAATAAGAGAATTTGGTGGGCCTTCGCAAAACCAGTTTGGCAATTGTAGAGAAACTAAAATCGAAAATTGCGCTGTCGTAGATTTTCACACCGCTTCTATTGTATCAACGTCTTTTTTATCAGCTTCTCGCAGCGAGCCAGGTTACCCAGAAATTATGGGTTCTTTTGTAAATGGTATATCTTCTAATCCAAACGACGGATTACTAACGTCAGGATCATGGACTTATGAAGCTAGCTATAAATACGTTTTGCAAAACTTAAATAGAACGAGTACTAAAAAACAATCTTTAGTTAGGTTCGAAGTAACTGGTTCGTCGCCTTCCGCACAACCTGGCTTGATTTTAAACTTATTCGCTACTAGCTCGTTGTTAACAGCACATATACGTCCAGGCGACGAGGTCACGTCTCCTGTTCTTTCTTTAAGTTTGCCTGTAGACATCTTTAGTGGTGAAAGATGGAATGTATCTGTAGGATGTTTACGTAATGATGCTATAAAAAGCCATACATCTTCTTCTTATTTTTTAAGAGCTGCTACGCAAAATAACGGCGACATCGTAAAATTTTATGTGACATCTTCCTTCTTCAATGAAACTCCGACGGCCGAAAATAACGTATTTAGAACCTTAAATTCTTTAACAAACGCTTCAGGTTCTAGAATAGTGATAGGAAAAAACGATAATATTCCAGAAGGCGCGATGGGATATATTTTCTTAAATGATACTATCAGTTCTATAGATGATGCAAGAGAAACCGCGTTCGTCGGACAAATAAGTAATGTTAGATTTTGGTCGAAAGGTTTATCAGAAACCGAATGGAGAGAACACGTTAGAAATCCTAAATCTCTAGGCGTTCAAGACGCTTTAACAAATTATAATTACGTAACTAATAAATCTGGTTCTTTCGAAAAACTAAGATTAAGCACACTAGAAAAACAGACTGCCCGTACCGCCAGTATGTCAGGTGATATTAGTTTTAATGATTTTAGCGAAAATGAAATAAAGGTTAACGGCGCTATGTTCCCGCCACAAAAAAGCGTTTTTACTAGCGATATTTTCGGTTATAGTTATCTTTCACCTTATTTCGACGAATACTCGTCCAGCGAAAAAATTAGAATAAGAAGTTTCGAAAATTTCGAAAATTTAAAAGATGCACCTTATGCTTCAATCGGTCCAATATATGAATTACCACCTGGAGAAACGCCGCTAGACGATGTTAGATTATCGATAGAATTTTCTTTGTTAGATGCGCTAAACAAAGACATAATTAACATGTTCGCAACATTCGACGCATTATCAAATGCGATCGGCGCACCCGAACTAATGTATTCACCTGATTATCCAGATCTTGAAAATTTAAGAAATGTATATTTCAATCGCTTAAAAGAAAAAATCAATTTTAGAAATTTCTTTGAGTTTTATAGGTGGTTTGATCAATCGATGAGCGACTTTATACAACAACTAATTCCTAGAAAAACTAATTTCAAAGGTGTAAATTTTGTTGTAGAATCGCACATGCTAGAAAGACATAAATTACAATATCAATCCAGCGAAATATATTTAGGCGATTCAACAAGAGGTAGAATAAAAGACACACTATTGGTTCAACAGGTCGTAGGAAAAATAAGTAAATTTTAGACGAGTAAAACAATGGCCGTTTTTTTAAAGAATTTTTATTCTTCGATTCAGCAATATAGCAAGTTACAAGAATTAGCATTCGACGAAGGTCCAATTATATACGACACCACCGTCGGCAAAAATTCTTCATCAATTAACACTCGCGAAATAGACCAATTTCGTCAAGGAGTTGAAATTACTCAAGAAATTTACACGCTCGGCATGGCAAAAATTTCCGCAGGTACACCAGGACACATTATTAAACCTTCGTGTTATGGTATTAATAACACCGATATTATCTCTACCGGTTCATTTATCGAAATAGAAAACTTCGATCCCGTTAAATATTTATTCCTACAACAACCAGGCGCCGACTTCGCTACAACAATAACTTTCCCTATAATCACTGCCGACAGTAACCAAGTCGAAAATTATAATCTAAACGGTATCATCGAACCGCTGTCTATTAGACAAGTTATTTCATTTTTTTCTATAGAATGGCCATACGAAGCTCATGCTTTTCGCGGAAGTCTAATGGCAGGAAATTTAGATAATTTGAAATTTTCCAGCGATAGAATCTTAACTGTAGATTACGTTCCTAAAAAATTGATACCAATCAAAGCTCTTGCAACAGGCTCAATAAATACCCGCGGATTTGTTAACGCAGAATTTTATTTAGACGCAATTGAATTTACTAAATCAGGTAACAATGCGACTACAAAACAAATCGAAAGTTATATTAACGATAATATCAACTATTCCGATCCCTTCGTAGATTCGGACAGCAGAAATTATCTATCACTTTTAGGTATAACCGAACTTACACACGGTGCAGACATGGTGGCAGTATTCAAACTTATGACAGGTTCTACAGACAATTACGTCCCGCCAGGAAAAAAATCGGCGACGGCAGGCTTCGTATACGATAATATAGGATACGCAGGAACTGACTCGATCGCGTTTGGAGGCATGACGTACTAATGGCAACTAACAAAGCTCTCAGGGCTGCACCACCTAAAAAGCTAGACAACTACGTCGCTTCTGTAAAAAAACTTTTTAGTGCTCCATTTTCCGTCCCAGACGAAGAATTTTTGAGCAAAGGAAGATACGTCATCAAGTTTGGAGATTTTGGAAATCCCTCAGAAGGATACTCCGACTATCTTCCGATAGGCTTCAATGTTACGATAAACAATAAAACCTATAAAGATTTTGCAGTTACTACAGCAGGCTGGATGGTGCTAAAAGATCCGGATGGCGGTACCACAGGTGCTACATTTTGGCACGACATACTTGACACAGCAATAGCACTTTTTCCGAATTACAATAATAGTATCAGGTCAAGCTTTTCCAACGATCACATATTGTTGGCACCGTGGTTCGATACTAATATTCCTATAGCTGAAACAGTCGACGAACTACGGTCGGTATATCCCTTTTACTATTCTACAAAAATCACTGCGCAAGTAGAACAAAATATTCTACAAGGGATTGACACGAGAAATTGGCCTTACGATCTATCCGACCACGGTATAAGATATTTGAATAGTTACGACTCAAAGAGAGGAAGATACCTTCTTGTCAGATGGACTGTATCTCAAAACTTTTACAATAATAGGCTTAAATTTGAAGTTGCACTCTATGAAAATGGAACGATAGAGTACAGATATTGGCCTGCTTCGACCTACGAACCCAGCGATTCTGGAGGATCTAATTCTTACGCAACGATCGGAATCTTCTGGTCCAGTCCGACTAACGGGTCTAATAAGTTTCGAGATTTTTCTACCCTACTGGATTACGATCCTAAAAGAAAACTATCAGAACTTGGTGGATCATCTTATAATCCTAGTTATTCTGAGACGTCTTTGGGCTCGTTCGTCGGGCCCGCCCAGCCTTATTCTTCAAATGTAACTTACAATAATTGGACGAAAAATGGTGGCGCGATTACGTTCTCGCCCCCCGTCAATCCGGGAAAATTCTTGCCCCGCAAGATAATCTCTTCGATCGCATCGACGAAACATCTTACATCGCCGGGAGGATTATTCGACGACAGAAAAACAGTCAATTTTTATGCGGGCGGCAACGTCGTCGTCAACATGCCGTCGACTCTACCTTCCAGATTATTCGGAAATACAAGTGAAATTATTGATGTCTCGTTGAGACAACTTTTGTTCACCAGCGGTAGTCTTAAAGTCACCAGTGGTAGCATGAAGGTCGGCGTAATCGATTCGCATCTCGAAGTTCTCGACGCGTTGGCAGCGCTACAAGAACCTTCTAAAAACTCCTTCAACGAGTCGCAGAAAAACTATCAAGAAACGGCTATCACCTCGAGCTTCTACGCAACCGGCTCGGCCTTAGAAATTTTTGGCGATGGATTCACAACACCGCTCAAGTCAAAGACACAATTTCATTTCTCTTTGCCTGTAACGAAGCAAATAACTATGCCCCCATCTTCTGCTTCGTTTTATTATTACGACGTCAATAAAAAAATGTGGTCTCTTGTAGACCCGAATGGCTATAAAAAACCTGCTAGTTCATTTAGCCACTATAATGAAGGGACGAATCTCCTCTTCATAAAGTTTCGCGACTCGCCGGGAACCGATGAACCCGGACTTATCAACCCCTACTTTTATAGTTGGCCTACATATCGAATTGTCGAAACATCACGAGGATTTGACGCGGTTGGAAGAAAGATAGTTTCAGGAACCAATCGAATTAATTACACGGTAAACAGCGGGGCGTGGTCTCCTCTTTCGTATCAAACTGATTCGGCAATAGGTTCTCTATATAATGCAATATCATATGGCGACTCGCCCATCTTCGCTCATGGCGGCGTATTCTTTCCAGGAACTCAATTTCTAGAAGAATCTAAATCTGCCATAACAAGAGAATACTCGAATAGTGTAACTGATAACATAAAATTTTTCCCACAAAAATCTCAAATGTTTGATTTCGCAATAAATCAACCTTTTTTAATAGAAAAAATTGTTGTTGACGTGCCGTTTTATATAAATGGCGAGTGGTTTAACGACTTAACAACTTGTACTAGACCATTCGTAGACCCTGCTCATGTTATAAATAATCCTGAAGCAGGAGGAAGATTTATCGGTCCAATAGACTTTGGAGGTCCTGGAATAACTTTCGCTGTGTGGTGCGCGCGCAAAGGAGAAAGCAATTCTTATCTGGATCTTATTGCGTCAGGTACTATCACACACGTTAACGACACGACAGCCAGCGTAATCATAAAGAAAGATCCTGGCATGGAACATCACTGTATTAGACCTGCTGGATTCACTTCGTTTTCAAATCCAACCTGCGTATTATCTGCTGGAACTAACAATATCTTCGAAGGAATGGCTAGGCTGGAAATGGAAGCTTCCGTCGCAGGAGGATTAACTTTCGCAAGAAACGATCGATCATATTTAACAGCGAGTTATCAATATAATGGCAGTCCAGCTGCTGTTTTAGAAGCTGCAGCTTACGTCGAAAGTAATCGAGACAAGGCAAAATTTTTATTATGCTCGCCAGAATTCATGACGCGAGGGGAGACATTCGCAAATACCCTCGATAGAATCGCTAGCGATGTGTGGGTCCTCTCCGGCCCCGCGACACACGAGTCGACTTTTGAAGATTACGAACATCGATCTCCAAGAATTTACTTGCAACAAGTGAGTCCTCTTTCGCGCGGATCTGCTAAAATTAATTTTAATGGAAATTCAATTTTAGGTGGAAACATAGCCGCATTTAACGTTGAAGAACGGGTAAAAAATCCGCTATACACAGGATATACAAAATCCGAATTGCCATCCGAATACCTCAATCAAATCAATAGTTCTAGTTTTCGTTTTGATGCCGTCAGTTTATATTCTACCGTTGATTCGAGACCTTCTCCTTATCTGATGCTACCCGGCGATAAACTCACTATCTCGATGTCAAAAACTAGGCCTGTTATTCACAAAGCCAAAGATTCAGGAACGCAATTTGTGCCTTACGCGGTCTTCGGCGGCGGCGGCGCCCGTTACGATGAATATATTTTGACGGGCAGCCATGGCACCGTGATGCTCAACACAGGTTCCATCAATATCACGGTCTACGGTAGTTATATCCAGGAAGGTATGGAGTACCACCCATGAATCGTCACATAAATTCTGAAACAATATTTAGCATAATTGGCAACGAACCTATAACCGACCAATACGACATTCTATATTCATCCCTACAAGCTGGTTCGATACACGATAATTACGTCACGGGTGCTCTATTGTATTATGCTACAAACCAAGGTGGAAATGAAGCAGCGAAGTCCGATCCGCTCTACGACGTTCCATTTTTGGTTAAAGGTGAAAGAGGATTATTATTTAGTAAATTGACTGTACCTCGAAACGTCTTTCCAAACGTGGCTTTTAATACTGGAAGCTTGGGTTATTCACTTCAACCATTGTACGAGCGCGCAGGAACGATAAGAAACATTAAACTTTTTTCTTCAGAAGAAAGATTTTATGATTCATTAGCGCCTAACGTTGTAGATATGTTTAGGAGTTTAGGCGGAGATTTATTTACCATCAAAGTCCCACTCAACGCGCTCAAGGCGGCGTACCACAATATAGTAGTCTTTGATAATGATCCATATACTCTATTTCACGAAACACATGGTCTTTCCCCTATTGGATTTGAGCAATCGTTTCCCTTTGAACCTAAATTTTCACAAATAAAACGAATAAAAAGATTATCTAATCAGTTTATTTCAAAAAAGCGATTTTCAGTTTTGGGGGGTGTGGAGGACCAGAACGCATTTAAAACACAAAAATTAGCAATAGTGGAATATAATTCCGGTTCCTTTCTGGGGAGCGCCGACCCCTCGCTCGTACCGAACCCACCCGACGAGCCGTTCGACGCGAACTGGTGGTTAGGCGATTTGGTATATCGTCCGAACGAAACTGTCGTCGACGCGTCGACGTCGCCGCCGAAGACGTACAAGCCATTTTCTATTTTCGGTGATCCGCCGCCAGAAACAGAAACAACAAAAATTTTATTTGGATTTGGCGACAGACATTCAATAAAATTGAAAACGGGAGTTCTTGGAGGCGGATTCGAAGCCCTCGGCCCCATACAGCTGCGCGTTGGAAAACGTAATTTATGCGAGAGCCGCACGAGTGTTGCCGTCGGGGCGACCATCGGCGGCATCACCGGACCCTTCGGCCGGTACCCGGAGTTCCAATTTGTATTCCGCATTAGTCCTATCATCAGGGGTTGGAAATACGGATTGATAGACGGTAATCCTCATTACACAAGCTGCGTGTTTCGTAGAGACAGATATGGACAACTTAGAGACATGTTGGAACAGCGGCTAAACTCATCATTCATTAACGATCCAGTAAATTCTCCGAACGAATATCTCGGAGACGTAGAAAGACAAGCGTTACCTTCTGTCATAAATGCGCAACTACCTACTCCGGTCGGTTTATTCGGTAATATTCAAAAGAAAATACCATCTTTCGGTATTTCGCAACCTCCTATTAAGGTTAATTTTGTTAAATTGTCTTACATAGAAGCGACGAAAGAATTGTTATATTACACCGAAAAACCAGAAAATACTCAGTCATCTAATTTAAGTTCTCACGCAACTTCTTCGTTACCTTACTTCGATGATTTTTCCCAAGGTCGAAATAGAAATCAAGTTCCAACGTTGGCAGGATCCATAGTGTTGTCTTCTTTATCCGATTTATTCGGTAATACAACGATAGGCGGATAAAACGATGCCCAATCCCACAGCAACAAAAGCAGGAGAGTCGGGACTCATTTTCGCAAAGAACAAGACGACGAATCAAGTCGAGACTATCGCCACGACGGCGGATATACAGGTGGGATTACCGGGCCAGCCTGCGGATCTGCTCTTAAATGGCGACATCGGTTTAAGTATACTGGAACTTACGATTGCAGCAGGATCTACGAAGAGCGTTTCCAACTCTTCGACAAACATCAACGTAACGACGACGGGCGCCTCTGGCACAGCGACGATAAGTTTACCTTCGGCGCCAAAAAAAGGTCAACTCATTTATGTCAAGGACGTTGCAGGTAACGCAGGCACAGTATCCATCACCGTGATCGGTTCTCCCGACGGCACGAAAACGCTCAAGGGCAAAACTTCTCATCTCATAGATGGTAGTTCTTCTAAGACAATAAATACGAACTATGGAGTTTTGCAATTATTGTGGAGCGGTACAGGCTGGTATACTATCGCGACGAGCAGCCCGACTGACGCATCTTATGTCGTTCTCAGCGCAAATTCAACGTTAACTAGCGAAAGAGTGTTAACTGCGGGTGCAGGAATTTCTATAACCGACGCCGGCGCGGGTTCTACAATCACTATATCTGCTGCAGGAGGAGCTGGCGCAGGAGACGTCGTAGGACCTGCCAGCGCAACTGATAATGCAATAGCAAGATTTAATGGGACTACGGGAAAATTATTGCAAAATTCTGTCGCAACTGTCGCAGACACGACAGGCAATATTACGACTTATGACGCCGAGGTTGGCTCTTTGTCTGGATTCACAGGCACCTACGCTATGTTTGGTCATAAAAATCAAACAAGTTTAGGTCAATATGCTATAGTCCAAAAGAATGATGGTGAAACCTGGATAAATTCGCCGATTGACAAATTCATTCGCTTCACGACTGATGGTCACGCGTCGCATGACGGATATATCGGATACAGTGCGCTATTCGGATCATTGATAAGTTTTGAAGGAAGATCAGGATCAATAACTACTGTTGACATAGGAAGCACGACGTCTACATCTTCGACCACGATTCAGGCAGGCACAACGGGAAATATAAATATTGGTGCTACAGGCGTAGCACAAACTGTTAAAGTAGGATCAGGTACGACTGGCGTAAAAACGATTCAAATTGGTGATTCAAACGCTGGCAATCGAAATGTCGTTACGATAGGAAATTATAATTCGACGCCTGGTTCGACTACAACGATTCATGGAGATTCAATCGCGATCGGCACCGGGGGAGCGCCTACTATTACCATTGGAGTCTCCACTACTTCAGCGACGATTGGCAATACGAAACTCGGTGCATGGCCTACGAATACTGCCTACGCTCTTTTTGGCCATAAAGACCTTGATCATTCGGTTCAAGGAAACTATGCACTTTTACAAGCATCAAATGGTGAGACATTTTTAAATTCTGCGCCTGGAGAAAACATACGTTTACGAAACAAAAACGTAACT